AAAGATATCCCCGATTTTGCAAATCGGGGGAAAAAGAAAGTTGTTAGTGATTACAAAAAAGATGAAAGATTCATGAGTTTCTATTCAGCCTATCCCAAGAAACAAGACCCCCGAGACGCTTGGAAAGCTTTTAAAACCATTGTTAGCGATAATGATTTACTGCTACAGCAAATTATTGAAGACATCAAACTGCGAAAAACTACACACACAAACTGGCAAGACCGGCAGTACATCAAATACCCAGCAGCGTATCTGCGCAAAGGTGAATACCTCAGTGAGATATATAACGCAGAACAAGAACAAGCTGATAAAAAAGCAAAAGACGCAGAACAAGCAAGAGAAAAAACGGCAAAACAAGAAGCCGCTTCACAAAAACGCGCTGAGAATGAACGAAATAACAATGCGCGTAAGATATCAGACGCTTCAGCATATCAAGCAGTTGTACGACATGCACCATCAAAAGCTACAGAAAATGCGCTAAGTGGACTTAGGGCGTTGCTTAATTGACAGCGGGCACACACATGAAAGAAAAACAAAGTTTTAAAAAACTATGTGAATCCAACGGCATTATTTTGTCAGCTGAAGATTTAGCCGCAATCAAAGCGGCATTAATTCGGTTACCGGAAACTATTCATGAAGACGTAATCGCTGCATGGATGAATAAATATTTAGAAATTCTGGCAAAAGAAAAAAATAATGTTTTGAAATACTTTTTAGCAAGTCACTTCTCTAAGCATGTTTTAAGCCGCTTTAGAAGTAACCCATGCAAACGTACTACCTAAGGAAGAACTCTTGTTATACGATGGATTTAGGGTGTTTAAGCGGTATTAATTGACCTGAATCTTGATGTGGATGTAGATCGTGACCATGAACATGATCTTTTTGTTTTTCTTGGTCGTGAGCCATACCACGAGCGATAAGTTTTGCCAACATGAGTTTTGCCATGTATCGACCAAGAACTTGACCACTCGTTAGCTTTTAAAATGATCATGAATTAGTCTTAGACCCAAACCACGACTTCAACCGCGACCCCGACTGCGACCCCGACCCCGACCACGACCACCAACCAGACCGTGACCCCGACCATGACCGCGGCCATTCATTAGCTTTTAAAATTACCATGTATCAGTCCTAGACCCCAACCGCGACCCCGATCCCAACCCCAACCGCGACCACGACCGCGACCGCGACCACGACAACGACCTCGACCCCGACCGCGCCCCTGAATGCGACCGCGACCACGACAGCGACCATTGATTAATTTTTAAAATAATCATCATTCAAACCCCACTTCAACTAACCCAGCAATCCATTCTGCTAGCGTTTTGTCATGAAAAACTTTGTCTCTCAAAACATATTGACGATGCCAAGAATATTTGTAATCGATGCTGGAATCGATGACATTCATCAACAGGGCGTCAGATGGGATAGAGTCCCACGTAGATTTATTCATAATCACACCTCGACCGCGACCTCGACCTCAACTGCGACCGCGACCACGACCGCGACCGCGACCAAGACCCCGAACCCGAACCCGACCTCGACTTCGACCATGCCCCCGACCGCGACTTCGACCATGCCCCCGACCGCGACTTCGACCGCGACCGCGACCCTGAACGCGCCCATTCATGAGCTTTTAAAATGATCATGAATCACACCACGACCGCGACCACGACCGCGACTTCGACCGCGACCCCGACCGCGACCCCAACCGCGACCACGACCGCGACCCCAACCGCGACCTCGACCGCGACCCCAACCGCGACCACGACCGCGACCGCGACCGCGACCATGAACGCGACCTCGACCTCGACCTCGACCTCGACCGCGCCCATTCGTTAGCTTTTAAAATGATCATGAATCACACCACGACCACGACCGCGACCACGACCGCGACCTCGACTTCGACCCCGACCCCAACCCCAACCGCGACCGCGACCCCGACCGCGACCGCGACCGCGCCCCCGACAGCGACCGTGACCCCGACCATGACCACGACAACGACCGCGACCACGACAACGACCGCGACCACGACCCCGACCGCGACCGCGACCGCGACCAAGACCACGAACCCGCCCACGACCACGACCCCGCCCATTCATGAGCTTTTAAAATGATCATGAATCACACCACGACCCCGACCCCGACCGCGACCACGACCGCGACCACGACCGCGACCACGAACTCGACCCCGACCCCGACCGCGACCACGACCGCGACCGCGACCTCGACCTCGACCTCGAACTCGACCTCGAACTCGACCATTCATTATTTCTTAAAAGAATCATTTTTGCACAGACGGCAAAGCATGCATCCAGCGCGTACAATCGATTAAACTACGTCGATTAACGATCACGTCATTCATGAAAGGCTCGATTTCATCAAAAGACCCGTCTCTCAAAGCATCATGAAATCTGCCCGTATCAGCAATCCAAGAACAATTTTTTAATAAAATTTCATCCGCGTTGATTGCTTTTAGTTCACCAACAAGACTCATCGTCACCGTCCGCATAAAATATGATTTTCCAATCTCCCAGAACGATGATTCATTTACACCAATATCTTGTTCCAATATTTTCATTAATTCTGCTAATTTCATGGTAATCTCCGTTTGTCTACATACGTGGGTTGTAATTCTATGATATTGTCAATTAAATCTACAATATCGCTGGATAAATCTGCTGAGATTTTATCAATTTCGAGAGGTGATAAAGCAAAACTAACCAAGTTACTTTTGATTAAGGCTCTTACATGTGCGTTGATACATTCCATATATCTCACCTCTGAAGTTATTTTTTTACATCATCAAGACTAGCTGTAAATTCTCCAGCAGTCTGTTTTTCAATTTTTATTTGATACTCAATTGGAATAAACCCTTTTTTTCTCCAATTCCTCAAGCTAGTTATGCTTACACTTAATCCTCTCCCTACTCCTGTCCAGCTAAAATATTTTTCATAAAGTTGATTCAACGTCATCAGGTTTTTTCCCTTTTAATTTTTTGTGATGGACTTCCATCCGATCAATCACATATTTTTTATTTGGATCTTCAAAAGACAATTTTATCATTTTATTATCTTGAGTTAATTGAGTTATAGTAATAATTAATTCACCGTTAATGATTATTTTTTCGTGCAACTTTCGTCCTAGTACTAACATTTTACAAACCACTCCGTGTAAAAATTGCATAATTCAGATATCATCATATCTACATGCAAATCCATGAAAAAATATCTGTGATGTTTCCAGGATAATTTTAAATACATTTTAGAATTAAAAGCTACATAAGATATGTCAACTCCCCTTGCGTCAAACGCCCTGCACTGCATTTCTATAATCCTAATCTGACGAATCATAGTTTTCCTTCTGTTAGCCTCGACGCTAGCTGTGCGTAACGTTGAGATTCTTCTTGTAAACGCATTCTAAAAATATCACGTAAAGTATCAATATCTTCAAGTGCTAAACATACGTCCGCTTTTTCTAATCTAAGAATTGCATCTTTAATCCACGGACTGTAAGCGTTTGTTTCGTCTAAAACATATTGTTTAAAATTGTAAAAACTTGTGTGCATGGTCATTTTATCGTCCTTTTAATTGTTGTTTTTGTTCCCAAGCTTTTTGATATGTTTCTGCAAATGTTACAGCATCATAATCAGGTTCATCTGGGCCATCCATACTGCGATCAATCGTTTCTTTTGCAGCTGTATGTGCGTCTGATTCAGAAAAATACCATTCATGAGATTGATGTTCATGGTATTCAAAATATACATTATAGACATATTTTGGATGTGCGCCAGGCTCTTCATCATCTATCCATTGTTCAACTTCGTAGTCTGTCTTTTCGTATGTGTTCATCAATAATCCCATTCTTCAGCTGCTAATAATTCTCTTTCTTCTTGTACAAACCGTTCTTCATCTGCTATAAAGTCTTCGTCGCCGTGAAACTCCATTTTGCCCTCCGGATTAATTCTTCTAAAATTTCATCAGATTCATATTCATGATCGTCAGCATCAAAAACCATCATCCACACTTTGTAAACTTCTACAAAATCAATGAAATTAACCGTTTCACCAATGCGTTCTATTTCTTTTAATAATTCCGTTTTGCTCATCATGATTTCCATCCTAGTTGTTATCGTCAACAAATCTAGTATCTCATGCTGACACTTGAGTGTCAACACTTAAGTTATATAACTTTAGTTTTAGTTAGAGCAAGATAAGATCATCGGTTATCTTGCTGATTTTGTTATGATGATTTATGCTATACACAAGTTTATCCCCAGTTTGTGTGCATAACCATGTATAAATATGAAGCGTATTTTGGCGATATTGATGATATAGTGAGCTTAAATCTTTATTTGCTTGAAGTAGACAGAAAAGTGAGATTGTTGAATGATGCGTTGTGAGATATGTAATGGTAAAAAAACGATTATTGGATTAGGATCTATAATAAAGAAGTGTCCTGAATGTTCGGGCATTGGATATTTGAAAGTTGAAATTGTGAAGCAAAAAAAGGAGAAAAAATCATGAGTTCTTCTGCGCCTGTTGCTAAAAAAAAACTCGGCAGACCTTGCGGGTATACTGATGCGATGGCAGCTGAAGTTTGTGAAGTTGTCGCAATTACTACTTACTCTATAGAACAGATGTGCAAAGAGCGTGACCATTGGCCGTCGATTGAGTCGATTAAAAGATGGCGATTTAAATACCCAGAATTCGGTGCAGCTTACGTGCGCGCGAAAGTCTTTCAAGCTGAGTTACTAGCGGAAGAATTGCTCAAAGTTTCATCTGAAAAAGCGTATTATACTGACCAATTTGGCAATCAACGCGTAGATTCTGGTTTTGTGCAAAGTCAACGACTTTTAGCGGATAGCATCAAATGGCAAGCATCAAAACTCGCGCAAAACATTTACGGCGATAAAACGCAAACCGAATCTGTTGTAACTGTAAAACACGAAGAACTTTTAAAGGATCTAAAATGACATCACACGAAGAGATGCAGGCTAGCATCGTACTACTTGCTGATAGAGTAACAGCGCTGGAAACTATAATTTTAAAGCTAGCTAATGAAGTTTTTGTGCTTTTAAAAGACGACTGATGACAGAAGACATAACTATAAGACAAAGACTTAAAGATGACTTTGTGCACTACGCCAGCAAATGTTTAAAAATCCGTACTAAATCTGGTTCAATCGAACCTTTTGTTCTCAATAAAGCGCAGGCTTATATCCACGCAAAACTTGAACAACAACGCGGTGAAACAGGTAAGGTTCGGGCTTTATGTCTTAAAGGGCGTCAACAGGGATGCAGTACGCTAATCGGCGCCCGTTTTTATCATAAAGTATCGCATAGTTTTGGCATGCAAGCTTTTATACTCACTCACGCTTTAGATGCTACGCAAAATTTATACAAAATGGCGCAACGATTTTATGAAAATACTCCCGCTCCCGTAAAACCTCAAGTATCTACTAGCAATGCAAAAGAATTGATATTTGGCATTTTAGACAGCGGTTATAAACTTGGAACTGCGGAAAACAAATCTGTAGGTCGTTCTGCAACTATTCAGTTGCTTCATGGAAGTGAATGTGCTTTTTGGAGTAATGCAGCAGAGCATGCAAAAGGAATTATGCAAGCAGTTCCCAGCGCTGCAGGCACGGAAATAATACTTGAATCTACAGCAAACGGGGTCGGTAATTTTTTTCATCAACAATGGCAGCAGGCGGAAGCTGGGTTAAACGATTACATTGCAATTTTTGTCCCGTGGTATTGGCAAGAAGAGTATAAACAATTAGCTGGTGATTTAATCTGCACTTCTGAAGAAGCGGATTTAATGTTTCAGCATGATTTGTCCGTTGAGCAAATCGCATGGAGGCGGTCAAAAATAACAGAGCTTTCTGTAAACGGTGTTGATGGACTAAAATCATTCAAACAAGAATACCCATGCACGGCAAATGATGCTTTTCAAACAACAGGCGAAGACACTTACATTCCCGGTGAGCTTATCATGCAAGCGCGCAAATGCACTGCGGAAAAGTACGGCAAATTAGTGCTGGGTGTTGACCCTGCGCGTTTTGGTGACGATAGGACGGCTATCATACGTCGACAAGGACGCGTGGCTTTCGGCTTAGAAACGTATGTAAAAAAAGACACAATGGAAGTAGTCGGGATTGTAAATACAATTATTGAAAACGAAAAACCATTTAAGGTTTTTGTCGATGTAGGCGGCCTGGGTGCTGGAGTAGTAGATAGACTGAAAGAGCTTGGGCATAAAGACATTATTGTCGCTGTTAACGCAGGTTCTTCTCCTCTTGACAGTCGTAAATTTTACAACAAACGTGCTGAAATGTGGGGTATGTATAAAGAGTGGTTGTTAGATCAACCCTGTCAAATCCCTGACGACGACGCACTACATGCTGACTCATGTGGCATTAGATATAAAGTCGATTCCAATTCGCGATTAGTAATGGAACAAAAAGTCGAAATGAAAAAACGCGGCGTTAGAAGTTCTGACACGTCAGATGCTTTGTGCCTAACATTTGCAATGCCCGCAAGTGCATTGCAAGATTCCAATACAAATCGTAAAACTGCTGCTACAATCATGCAAGGACAAAAAATTGCATTGAAAGCTAGGAGTAACTTACATGGCAGTCAACAAAACATCTAGTGAACAACTTGAACGCATCAGAAAAAATGTTAGTACTTCTTACATGTATTTTAATGAAAATTACAAAAGATTTAGGGAATTTAGAAAATTCGTATTTCGCGAAACTATCAACGAACAACAACGCGCTGTACTGCAGCAGTTGAATCGGCCTGTAGTTGAATTCAATATTTTAGAAGCTTTCATTAGTCGGTTGCTTGGTGAGTTTTCGCAACATGAGCCGGGTATAGAAGTTTCCCCGGCCGAAGGCGTGCCAGTTGACCAAACTGTTTTAGATGTTGTCGAAGGCCATTTGCGTCACATTTTGCATGATGCTAATAAAAATAATTTTAGTTACGAAATTTACAAAGATTGTTTAAGCGGCGGGTTTTCTGTTGCTAAAATCTGGACAGATTACGCTAGCAGCATGAGCTTTAATCAACAAATTAACTTAGCTCGAGTGTTTGACCCAACGATGTGCGGATTTGACCCAATGGCTCGAGCGTCTCATAAAGGAGACGGGCAGTTTAGTTTCGAAATATACCCAATGCTCGAAACAGATTTCATGCTGGAATTCCCAGATATCAAAGTTTCTAACGTGGGATATACACGCGACATTGAAGGTTTTAACTGGTCATACAAAGACAATCAAGGGCAAAAGATTATTTTAGTCGCCGACTATTACGAAAAGAAAAAGAAAAAGGTCAAGATTGTGAAGCTTGCTAACGGCCGTGTCATGACTGCAAAAAATTATGAAAAGTTAGAAGCCTATTGGGTAAAAGAACAATTCATCGAACAAATTCCGGTTGTTGTAGGTAGTCCTAGGACCACTGAAATTGAAACTATTTGTCGATATAAGTTAATCGAAGACCAAATATTAGAATATAACGAAACCGATTATAGTTATTTGCCGCACGTCTTTGTAGATGGCAACTCGATTTTATTAACCCAGGGTACTAGTAATACTACATACCAAATGACGCGCCCTTACGTTTATCATGCTAAAGGCATACAAGACATGACTAATTATGCCGGTCAAACTGTATGTAACAGCATGGAAAATCTGATCCAACATAAATTTATTGTAATGAAAGAAGCTATACCTCAAGAACAGGATTATATTGAGGCGTTAAATGACATTCAGAGGGCGAGCACAATTGTTGTCAATGCTTTCAACGAAAACAATCCCGATCAGCCTATTAACATGCCAATTCGTGAAGTTCAAAACATACCTTTACCACCCGAAGTTATGGCCAGTTTTCAAGTTACTGGGCCCATGACTCAAACAATATTGGGTAGTTTTTCAAGCAATTTAAACAACAATAACCAGAACTTATCCGGTAAAGCTGTAATAGAATCTGCATCAATAGATAATGCTGCTGCTATGCCTTACGTAGTTTCGTATTTAGCTGCTTTGACGCAAATTGGTAATATCATCACCGATTTAATGCCAAAATATATTTTAGGTAAACGCATTATCCCGGTTGAAAATAAAGGCGGAGAAAAAACTTATGAAGAAGTGAATTCTCCGGGTAAAACCACTATCAATTATGACGAGCGAGCAATCCGGGTCAACATTGATGCTGGCGTAAACTTTCAAGTGCAAAAAACGCAGGCAATGACGCAAATTATTGGGTTAATGCAAGCCAGTTCGCAGTTCGCATCTTTTATGAACTCTGAGCAAGGTCTTAAAATTTTAGTTAAAAATTTAACTGTGTACGGCGCAGATGAATTGCAAGAAGCAGTGCCGCAATGGATGCAACAACAGCAACAACAGCAACAACAAATGATGCAAATGCAACAACAGCAAGCGCAAAATGACCCAAATATGATAGCTGCTCAAGCCGCTATGCAAAAAGTTCAAGCTGATGCGCAAATTGCGCAGATGAAAACACAAGTGCAAATTCAAGAAATGCACATGAAAGAACAGCAAGCTACATTTGATAATCAATTAGCAATTGCGAAAATTTCTATTGAAAAGATTCTAGCCGATGCTAAGATTTTAGAAAGTGAAGCTAAAATATCTCAGGCTCAAATTGATAGTGCTGTAAGATTAGAAGAAGGCCAGACAAGTCTTGAGCGCCATGCTTTAGATGCTGCGGCTAAAATTGCTGAGGTTAAAAGTAGAGAGCATCGCGATACTTTAGCGACTCATGAGTTGGCTCACAAAATGAGGTCTAATGATTAATCATCCGGTGAAAAATCGATATCGATACCCTGGGTTTTTAAAATGGCTTCGGCAACCTGTTCGACAAGAGTGTCATTTTTTTTACTGATGAAGTATGTAGCGATGCCGATAATCATTGCTACAACTACTATGATTGCTTGGATAGCTACAGATATCTTTGATGTCATAAAAACCTCACAATAAGTATGTAAGTTTAATGGTAGCATTAAAACGTAACAGGGAGATAAAAATGAGCAAACCTAAATACGAAATAACAATTAATCATTTAGAAACTAAGCACGGAATAGCCAAATTAGAAAAAGATGGTTTTTGCCGTGAAACAATTATGAAACAAATGTACAAAATAACCGATGGAGCTACTCAACGGGAAAGAGAAAGAATCATTGGTAATCTATATGATAGACGTGAAAAATGACTTATAGTATAGTTTTTGTGGCGTTGGAATTATAATATGCTAGCTTTATTAGGCGCTGAAGTTTTAAGTTTAGTAGCTAAAGAAGTGATCAAGCACGGTCCTGAAATCGCAGAAGCTATCATGAAAGAACTTGAACATGTAGCGGCTGCTATTTACAAGCACGCTTATCCGGACGACAAAGCTGCGGCGGCTGAATTAGAGTCTGCGGAGGAAAGTAAATAATATGCCATTAAAACCAGGTAAAAAAAATATAGGTAAAAATATAGAAACAGAAATACATGCTGGCAAACCTAAAAATCAGGCAATTGCTATAGCTTTATCCAAAGCGCGTGAGTCGGGCGTCAAAATACCTAAAAAGAAAAAGAAGTAGCTAAGAGTTAGCCGGGAATATTGTGTGACTCGACCATGCAATATTTTCGGCTTTTTGCGAGCACTGCACTTAAAGACTGCAGTGCTCACCATTAATTTAAAATGCATTGACTGTTAATGCATTTAGGTTAATAATAAAACTAAACGTTGCCATACGACAACTTGGCCGAATCTTTGCACGTAATGCATTGTTATCCACGGTGACACCGAAATTAAGTCGACATGAAGGATTAAGATGACTGAAGATTTAGAGATTGTTGATCAGGGTGTAAGTCCTGAATCAGAAGTTGATACGGGTGTTGCTGCGGATGACATGTTGAGTAAATCAACTGTGTCAAAGATTGTGGAGCGCGAGCGTCTAAAGGCTTTTGAAAAAGGCAAACGAGAGGCACTTATGGAATTTCAGCAACAAGAACCAGCAGCAGTAGCTCAGCAGCAACAACAACCAGGTGGTTCGCTTGGTGGTATGCAGCAACTATCTTCAGCTGATATTGAACGGATGATTGCGGAAAAAGCCCCTCAGATGTTGCAAGATCATATTAATCAATTGCAGACCAAACAAACTGTGGACTCTTTTGTTAATAAGATGCAAGCAGCGGAAGAAAAACACCCCGGACTTGAAGCAAAGCTAAATGATTTAGATTATTCGACCATGGCGCCGTTAATTTCAATGGCAAATAACCTGGAAAATACCGCGGACATTATGGCTGAGTTATTAAACAACCCAATGAAAATGGGTAATATGATGACGCTAATGTATGCTCAACCCAAAATGGCTCAAAAAGCTATGATGGATTTAAGCGGTTCGATTAAAACTAATCAGGATGCTGTAGCTCAAGAAAAACAAGCTCAAGACCCAATGTCACAACTTAAACCTTCGACAAGTGCAGGAATGGATAACAGCGCAATGTCGGTGACTGATTTTAGAAAAATGTTCAGAACATAAGTTCTGCATATGCCGGCGTTGTTTGATTGTTATCTCCAACTAATCATTTTTTGGAGTTTTTATTATGCCATCAACGCCAGTCAACGTCCTCCAGACCGTTCAAACTTATCAAAAAGCTGAATTGGCCTGGTTGCTCAACTCATTTGTAGGCATTTCAACTGCAAATAAAAAATTCAAAGATTTTAACGATTTAACTGCTAACTTGGGTGACACAGTTACATTTGATACTACACCACGTTATATTTCTTATGCTGGTTTGCAAATCACTGAGCAACCATCTGTTCAACGTGTACAGTCTTTAATTTGCTCTCAAGCAGCTAACGTAGCAGCAGCTTATACCGACCAACAATTCATATTTAACGTACGTGATTATATGGATCGTTTTGGTATGAGTGCGATGAAAGAACTTGGTTCTTTAATCGAAGGCGATATTTTACGTAATATCATATCGGGTGTTGTCACTAACGATCCACAAAATGCTAACTTCGGCGTGGCTCAAGTAAACTCAGGCCCATTCCGATTTTATGGCGACGGTACTACACCAATTAACAGCTTTACCCAATTAGCCCAATCAGTTGCTAACTTCGAAGATTTCGGTGCTGCAACACATAAAATGATGGCTATTTTACCAGTAGCAAACATTCCTGCTATTGTGGGCACAGGTCTAAACCAATTCGCTACAAATCGTAACAATGAATTAGCAAATTCTTGGGAATTAGGCAAATTTGCTGGTGCTGAATGGTGCGAATCTAACTTGCTACCAGTTCATGTTTCAGGAACTATCGGTAACACTGCTGCGCCTAACAACGTTATGACTGTAGTATCTACTAACGACCCTACTGGTGTTAACGTTACATCTATAACCTTTACTGAACCAACTGCTGGAACAGATGCTAATGCTGTTAAAGCTGGTGATTTATTCCAGTTTAATGATGGTGTTTCTGGCAAACCTAACATGCGCTTTTTGACTTTTATTGGTCACCAAGTTTGCAGTCAGCCTGTGCAGTTCAGAGCTATTGCTAATGCTGCTAGTGTTGGTGGTACTGTGACAGTGCTGGTGCAAACTATTAACGGCGTAGGTTTGGTGTCTGCTCAAACACAAAACCAAAACATTAACAACGTAATTCAAGCTAACATGACAGTTACTCCTTTGCCAAGTCATAGAGCGGGTGTATTGATGTCTGGTGACCAGTTCTATTTAGCTATGCCTAGATTGCCAAACGAATCACCGTTTACTACCAGCAACATGACTGATTCGGATAGCGGCGCGAGCATACGTCATTATTTCGGGTCACAGTTCGGCATGAATAATCGGGCGTACGTCCGGGACTGCGTGTGGGGTTCAACAATGGTAGCTGAGAATAGTTTAAGGTACGCATTTCCTTTGTAAGTTTAATCAGTTATAGCCTGATTAGGCTTGATGAAGTATAATCCCTTTTGCGTACGCAAACAATAAAGGGAAATATGTCAAGCCTAATTTGTAAGTGTGGTAAAGAGAAAGCATCAACGCAGAAAAAAATTTGCGATGATTGCCGGACAGCCAACAAAAAAGAGAAAAGTAAGTTAGATGCTAGGAAACATCGTGCAACACATGGATCGGCTGTTAAAAACAGAAGTTTATTGTGTAGTAGATGTAAAGGAATCAAGGAGCATCAGGAGCGCGGATATTGTCTTGCATGTGAACGAGAAAGGTATCAAGAAAAAGATAAACCTGATTGTTTTATATGTGGAGCAACAAAAGAAAATATCAGAGATGCTTATTGTCGTAAATGCAAAAATACTAGGATGCAGGTTAAAAGCTTAGTTGAAGGCAGGCGATTTAAAAATGATGAGGGCAGAAAACTTACTTGCTCCAATTGTGGGCGAGAAAAAGAAGAAACTTATTTAAATGAAAGTTATTGCAGAAATTGCAAAATGTTTAAAAAGAAACTTCATAGACCATACAGAACTGATGAGCAACGATTAAAAGAAGCGGTACGTAGAGTAACATCTAATAAGATTAAACAAGGGCATTTGATTAGATTGCCTTGTGAAGTATGTTGTACGGACGTGGATGTTCATGCTCACCATGATGACTACAGCAAACCATTAAATGTAAGATGGTTGTGTCGAAAGCATCATCAAGAGTATCATCGAAATAACCCTTAATTGGAGAATAGATATGTCAGTAATCAATAACCAAACAGCTCGGGCTTTCCCTTATAGTTCCTTCATTCCTTTCTACATTAACGGTCTTGGATTAAGTAATGATGCAGTAGCGCCAAATACAATTTTAAACGTTGCAGCTGGTTCTGCTTTAGATTCAACTGGCACATTCCAAATGTCATTATCAACAGCAACTACAATTAGTTCTGCTGTAAGTGGCTTGGGCGGATTGGACACTGGTACAATTACTGCTGACAAAATGTATGCAGTATATTTAGTTAGCGATCCTGTTACACAACAAGCTACTGGTGCAATGATTTCATTATCATTAACCGGTCCATTGATGCCTTTTGGTTACAATGCTTATTCGTTAATAGGTTATGTTGCTGTAGATAATAGCTCAAATTTCTTAAAAGGATATTGGACTGATAACGATAGCCAGACTAGAACGTTTATCTATGACGCTCCACAAGCTACAGCGGTTACAGCTGGTGCGTCTACAGCATACGCCGGTGTTGCATTAACAAAGTTTGTTCCTGCTACAGCTGACTTGGTAGCAATAATCAATACTTCATTTGTTCCGGCCGCGGCTAGTCGAGTATTAACCATGCAAGGCGGTAATTCTACGGGTTCACAAGTACTTGTAACTGGTCAAGTAGCTGCTGTTGTAGTTACAACTCAAAGCTTTTTGATGTCTCAGTTAGTAGCTACTGTACCTACAATCAATTACAAAGTAAGCAATGCGGACAGTAACGTTGCAGTTAACGTAGCTGGTTATCAGTTTACTTTATAAGTATTGTTGCCCGCCGTTGTAATAATGGCGGGTAATATACAGGAGAATTAAATGGCTTATACTGCTTTGCAACTGATTACCCGAGCTTATTATTTATCTGCTGTAATTTCTCGAAGCTTGCAGACTTTAACGGCTGAGCAAGTATCAGATGGTCTTTATCTTTTAAATGCTGATTTAGAATATAAAAGCACGGATTTACGTTTGATTCCTTATTTTGTACGCGATGCATTTAATACAGTCCAAGGACAAGAAATGTATTTTGTCGATGGATTATTATATGTAGATTCTTTAACTTTCAATCTCGGTACGGTTCGATATAGTCTTTTGGAAAACACTAGAAAAGAATATTTTTCTGGTCCCAGAATAGATGACGTACAAAGTTTGCCTTACTGCTACAGGGTAGAGCGCGTATTAGGCGGTTCTAATATATATCTTTATTTTGTTCCAAATGATGTTTATACAATGAAATTGTCGGGTAAATTTGCCCTTACAAATGTAGCTTTAACCACTGATATGAGTTTAACGTACGATACATTTTATATTGAATATTTGCGTTATAGTTTAGCTAAAATGATTTGCGAAGAATATGGTGCCACGTTCCCTGATGAGTCAAAAATAAAACTAATGACTATGGAGAAAAAGTTAATGGACGTTTCTCCTGCTGATTTGAGTATCCAAAAAAGAGGTTATTTTGGAGGCACTCCGGTATTAAATTGGCAACAAATCAACGTTGGTAAGGGTTGGACAGTTTGATTAATTTTAACAAAGTTTTAAATCTTGCAACATACAAGCAACAGAAAATACTAACGCTCCACTGGATGTTGTTATTAATATACCCATAAGATTGGTAAGTTTTTTTACTTTTCTTTCAAGAATTGAGAGACGCATTTCTTCGTTCATAATTCTGGAACCTAATATTGAAAAAGTTAAGTTCCAGGTTATCATATTTTAATTATCTAATTAAGGTAATTTTTTTAATGCTGACATTCCAGATTTTATTGCCGCTATCCATGCTATAGGTTTTATAACTTTTTTTACGGCTTTATTTGTTCTGAAATAACGTCTAGCTGCTTCTCTAGCATGCTGATATTCTTCAGCTGCTTGAGCTTGGCCTCCGGCTCTCATTGCATTTTGCATTGATTCTAATATTTGTTCTTTCATTGGTCTTACTTGAGTTCTTGCTAAATATGATTCGCCCGTTCCTGGAATAAATCTTTCTAAATCTCCCAGCAAAGATTGCGCGGAATGCAAAGCGGAAATATCACCTTGCGAGCCTCCTTGGATAAGCGATCCGATTCCTTGGGGCGTTAAAGAGCGCCCAGCCCCGCCCCGTGCTGCTAAAGCAGGGTGAGACAACAATTGATTTAATTCCTGTAATTGTTGGTAAGATATTGGGGCACGTATCCCAGCTTCAGTGGCAGTTTCTATAGGTCGTTGAAATTGGCGACCCATTTGGCCTTTAGTAAAAGGGTGGTAGTGAGATAACGCTCTTAATCCTCTATATCCAATGCGTCCTGGTATCATATAAGACATGATATCACCTGCCACATCACCTACTTGTTGACCTAATTGACCAGATTCTGATTGAGGTATAAATTCACTTAAATCTGGAGATTCTTTTAACGAATAACCTTTCTTACCAGTCAGGGCTTCATAGCCATAAGACGGAAGCATCCCTAACTGATAACCTGCATTTGATCCCGATTGCAATAATTGCGTGCCAAATCCTTGCATAAAATCTTTAGATTTTGAATTAATAGATTGTTCTTTTGGTTTATATTGATTTAATGCTTCTTCTGAAGGAATATAACTCATTTGGATGCCCCTTTTATTGCATTAATTGCTATTTCTTGTTGCTCAGGGTTTAATGATCGCATGTATTTGTGATATTCATTTTCATCACTAAAAGTAGTTTTAGGTTTAAATGAATGCTCATTAATTTTTTGTCCAATATTGTTTACGTATTCAGGTAATGTGTATGGTAAATATTCTCCGGTAATTTTTTTATATTCTTGATTTATTAAATCAAATTCATTTTTTACGCGCTCAGCATAGGCATTTGTAAGACCCAAATTTTCGCTAGTACCTTTCCAGCCGCCTGGCTTTCCACTTGCAACTATTTTTGCTGCTTGCGCCCCGCCTCTTGCGCTAAGTGCATGTGTCATTTGCGCTTGAAGCCTTACTGCCCGTTCGTTTAATTCGCCTAATTTTTCGCTACCAAATCCTAATGTTCCTATCAATGCATGCCCAACTCCTGTGGTCAAACTGTGCGGCCCTGTTAATATGTCATGAATTCCATTTACATCTATTCCTGCTAATGACAATTCGCGCGCTGTATCTTTAAGCAATTTTGCTTGTTCCATGTCTTGTTTGTTTTGTGCTGTAATTTTTGAAGTATATATTTCTCTATTCATTTTTTCTTGAGGAAACTCTTCCGGCATTCCTAACATTTTTCGAGCGTAAGGCGGTATTTGTTCTATTGAATCCGGTTGTTGAATTTGCTCCATTGAACCCGGTTGTTGAATTTGTGGCTGGGACATCAATGTGCCTTGACCTTGATTTGTAAGTTGATTTAATTCTTCAGGTGCGTAAGACTGGGTCTTATTTGAAGGAAAATATCTTTCTTCCATTTGTTTTCTAAAAGCTAAATCATGAACTGCTTTTTGAGCTTGTTCACCATACAGCCCGGCTTGTGCTCGGCGTAAATCCATTTCCGATTGAATATTAGGGCCAAAGTATTTACTTTGTTCACCATATAACCCGGTTTGTGCTTGCGTATTAGCAATTCTAGCTTGTTCGCTCGGCTCCAAATATTTATTAATAGTTCTTTCATGGGCATTTTTTAATTGTGCCGCCAAATAATTTTCGCTTAATTGTCGCGGAGTATTAACAGTTTTTGCAACTTCTTGTGCGCCCTGAAGACCACGCATTAATGCATCAAAATAACTTGGATTGCCTGTAGCTTGCTCGCCAGTCATGGGAG